AGTTTCTCGAATCGTAATCATGTCCCAAGGATCTTTTGCACGGCGTCGAGTATGTCGGATGGCTCAATGTCATCCACACACGCGCAGACGCGGCGTGCTAAGCTTGGGCAGAACGGCGGAGGGAGAGCGCCTCGATGAACGAGACATGGGCTGACTGGGCAAGAGGCTCGGCTAGAAAGGGCGACGTGATTTCCGTAGTATTCGACGCGCAGGTGAGGGTCAGTCGGACCCCACAGTCCCACGCACGGGACATTCATGGACCCAGCAGCGTGCGCCACCATGGAGTCAGGGCAGATGCACACCTTGGCGCCTTCGATCAGCGCGAACACCTCACGAAACTTGGGGAACGAGATGGGGAAGACGTTGGCCGGCATCTCCACCTTTGCTGCCTGAAGGTACGTCATGGGGATAAAGCCGTCGTACAACGCGTACCACTCAAGGTCCGGAAACTTGACGGCCAGATTCCGCAGCATGAACGCTGACTTGTCGGCTGTGAGTGACCTGGCCGGAGAGGCTGACGAGAGTTGAAACACGCCGTACGGTTTTCCTTCTGTGAGGGCGGACACGGCCGTGCGTTCCTCTGGCAGGACTCCAACACGGAACGTTTTTTCCGCGGGTGTGAACGCCATCGGATCAAGTCCAATGCGCTTGAGCATTGTGTCGACTGGATGGAGCTGCCCGGGATGCTCGTCGTTGTTCGTGACGATCTCGTAGATGATGTGGTACGTCGCCAGGTTGAACATGCTGAGGTGGCAGGGTACGGGAATCACAGTCTTGATGAAATCCAAGCCGTCCCAGCACACGCCATTTCCCGGATCAACTAGGACGTGGACGTCGTATCCAAGCTGCGTCAGAATCTTGGCGACCGGCATGGTCATGATCTGGTCACCGTAACCACCACAGCCGTTGTAGATCATCACAGACCCGGAGCGGTACGCCTGCGCGTTGAAGTTAACCAGGCGCCCCTCTAGCTGGGTGATCCTCAGGACCTTATCTTCACTTCCGGGTTGGTCGATGAACAACCTCTGGATTTGTCCGTTGCTGAAGACGTAGGGCTCGTTCGCCTTGATCGGAAAGATGTGGGTTCCTGACGACTTGGCGAAACTGACCGCGAAATCCTCTTTGAAGCTGACAATGCGCACTGTATGTGAGAACTTGCTGTAGCTAGATCACGATGAAGATCACCAAGCAGGCAGGAACATTTAACATGTACAGGTTGGAAGCCAGCTTTGGCGAGCTCGACGCGATTCGTCAGGCCCTTGAAAAGGACCACTCGGGCGCGGTTGGAGACGAACTCTATCACACCATCGACTGGTATTGGAAGGACAACCACATGCCCTTCCCTGGCCAGGAGGAAGAGGACATCAAGAAGGACAAGGAGAAGGCCAAAAACGCTGCCGAAGGTACGGACGAAGAGGGCGGCGGAGAACTCGGCCTGGAAGCCCCTCCTGAAGACGGTGCAGGCGACGAAGGCCTGGAAGGCGCCGAGGGTGAAGGTGATTCTTTGCTTGATCTCGGCGATGGTGTCCACCCTGACGAAGGTGGAGAAGGCGCCTCGTTTAGCCCTGCTGAGGAAGAGGGCAACGATCTCGGTCTCCCGGCACCTCCTGCCAGGTTTTAAACTCGCGTAGTTCCAGTCTGGTTCGATGGAACGCTTCAGTCTTTCCTGAGAATGGGCACTGCCCTTTCATGTACCCGCGTTCGCGTGGCTCATATGGATCTTGGCGCTGGTCGCGACGCTTACGCCACGCGTCCACCTTGTTATCAAGGTCAGGTACCGACGAAAGTGCCAGAATCTCCGGCTCCATGTCCAGCGGGATTTGAACGTCCAACGGCACAATTGTGCAGATCGGAAACCCTTTTGGAAGCACCACCTTGTAACCAGGCTCAGTCATCTGCCAGTTCATCGTGAACGGATATGGGGACCAGTAGGATTCGATCAGCCCCTCGAGAGGCGCAAGCCCACGCACGGGATAATTTGCCGGACCACGCGCGAGAATGTTGATGTTGCCCTCGGTCCTAAACAGGTACGGGATAGAAAAAGTGACGATCCCGAGGCCGAAGTGAGACAGGATGTTGAAGGCAAACTGAATGTTTTCGAGTCCGATCTTAATCGCCCCCTTGTCCAGCGTGCCATCCCACGTCAAATGCACATCAGTGGGAAGCTCCACGTTCCAGCCGAGCTGTGACGCCATGACCAACGGAAGGCACGAGGCCGGGGCGTCTTTTCCAAGCTTGAACCAGGGGCGAGAGGCATCCGCGGTTGAGATTTTCCAGGGCCGCTCGGTGTCGTCGTAGAGGTCGTAGGCGGTCAGTTTCACCCGCCCTAGAACTACGCAGCGACTGGTTTAGTAGACGAAACGCCGCAATAGCAAGGGACTGAGAAGTCGGTATTTGAACCGTTGCTTGGAGGAATGGCGCCTCCCTGCGCAACTGACGCGGGCATGTACAGACACACCTTGGACCGCCCGAGGCGGGTTGGAATCACGATGACGTTGTAGCCTACAGTCGCACCGCCACTGCTGGTATAGACGCTTTGAAGGACGCACAGTGGGTTTGTCTGAGAGTGGGCGTCACCAAAAGCCTTTGTGATGTGTGCTGACACAGCTGCCCCCTCAGTAGGGATCAAGCCGTTGGGTACGCCAACTAGATGATCCTGGGCGGCGTCAAACTGGTCCGTCAGGTGCTGAACCTCAAGCGCATACGAGTTGTTTAGGAGGGTATTTTGTGCCGTCTGTGACGCGTTGAGCGCCGAGATATAGTTGGTCTGAAAAGCCTGGATTCCAGCGGCATCGTTGGCCGCATCAGTGGCAAATTCTTCAATCTGCGAGCTGAGAAAATCAACTCCAGCTTTCGTTTCAAGTCCGTTTGAATCCACAATTTATGTACAGTGTTCTAGCCTAACCTTATGAAGTTGCTACCAGCTGACATCCTTGAGGTTTTGAAAAGCTCAGCTCTGCCTGGCACTGTCTTCGTCGAGGTCGATGGGTTTGAGTCCGTAAACAAGCACCTGCACAAGATCGTCCTTGCGATCGTCAAACGCGACGAAAAGTGGGGAAACCCGACCTTCGTTACGTTGATCAGCTACGCCGAAAACGAGACGGTGCGCTGGGTGATCAACCCATGGATCAGCGAAGAGCTCATCGAGCGCATGCTGAAGCTTCCCACGCCCGCACGTGCTATGGCTCGCATTCCGGCGGAACTTGTCATGCAGTTGCTGGAAGAAGTTCCGTCGATTGACGCGAAGGTGGAAGAAGTTGCGGAGGTCGTTCGCAAAAGTGTAAGTAAGACATGACCGACACAAACCTCATCACGCAGGCAATCACGGCAGGTCTGGAGACGGACCTCTCTGCTGCGCGCACTTCGCTCACCTCTCTTGAGCAGAATTTTGTCGTCGTGGTCAACGGACTTCAGTCCGACCTGCTTACGTTCGAGTCAAACTTACTGTCTGTCCTCAACGCAAACAACAACAGTCTCAACTCAGCCTTGTCGACTGCAGTCAATGACCTCAATACCTCGGTCACCACGCAGCTTGCGACGCTTAGCTCCCAGCTTGCGACGCACATTGCCCAGGATTATTCGGTGGCTCACACCGGAATCACCAGCTCTCAGGCCACTTATTTGGACAGCGCCGACAACACTGTGGGGGATTATGTCGTCAACTTTCAAATTGGCGGGGTCACCTACTACGTGCCAGCGTCTTTAAACTCGGCGGGTGTTTACGTGCCGCCTCCGCCACCTCCACCGCCGCCTCCCGCTCCGCCACCCAGTCCGCCGTCAAGCTGCAAAATTCATGGTCTGTAAGCACCAGGATTGAGCGTGTGACACCTTGTACTGGTCTACTTGACCAACGCCCAGAATTGCTTCGCCCGTGACCAGAGCACCATTCCTTGAAGGGTAATGCGTGGCTGAGTCCGGGCGAAGATGACGGGTTGATGCCAGCTGTTTCCAATCTGAAGGACGCCCTTTCCCAACTCGTATGGGACGTACGTCATGTCGTGATCGTCGAGCAGGACTTGTTGCGCTGCAAAGACACGAACACATTTTTCGAGGTCTAAAGCGTCTTCCATTGCAGCTGCGTAGGCAGTGTACGCCTCGACAAGCCGCGGTTCGTCTTTGTCCGTGGTGTCCCACACGTTTAAGCCCGTGCGCTCGGTGAGACTCAGGCAAATGGTTAACGGCATCAGCGACTCGGCATCCCAGTCATACTCACTTTCACGCGCAATGGCGGCATAGATGTCGTCGCGGTGCGCTAAACCGTAGTCAAGCAAGTGCCGCATGTTAGGCGTCGGAAGGTAGATTGCAAAGCTTGGAAGTGTCAAGTCTGTAATGAACTTCAGCGGGTGATAGTGCTTAGAAATGACCTCAAACACGCACTCAAGATAAGGTCCATAGACTGCGTAGTGCCGTTGAAGCTGCTCTTGTCGAACGTCGGCGCTGTCGTCTTTGCTGATGCTTCCCAGATTAAAGAAAGGGAAGTTTTTGTCGTTTAGCGGGGAGCGACGAAAAAGCGCACGATCGGCCAGGATGTCATCGACCAGTCTATGACACTGCAGCTCGGTGAAAAAATCAAAGGTCTGGATCATAGGAAAGGGTTCCGGACAAGCAACCGGATGACGTCGCACTGCCACTTATTTTCCGCTGGCGCGCCTGGCCAGGCTGCTACTTCGATGGCGTACCGCGCTCGATCAGCCGCAATTCCAGCTTCTGTTCGAGCCAGCTTTGTAGCCCAAATCGACCAGTCGGTAGCCGTTACGCGCGCCGCCCACAGTGCCCCTGCAACCCAATCTTCGTTGATGGTATTGTCACTGAGGGCCCTTGCTGCGGCGGAGGCAGTCGAGGCAAGCGACACTTCAATCGAGCACGAGGCGGCGTACGCGGCCCTGGCTGCCGAGGCGCACGACAAAGCCGCCGCTTCAGCCGCGCGTCCCATAAACTCCGAGCTCACCACGGCCGAGTTAGCAAGCTCGTCAAGTGACACGCCATAAAATTCTTCATTGTACCACGCCTTTGCCCCAGCGATTGCACACGCGGGTGCTTGGCTTGTCGACTCTTTTTCAAAGACCGGAAGTGCCCGCTCTGCAAACGTAATGGCAAGTTCCACAGACGCGTGGCGGTTCAAAGGGCGAATCCTGCTGAGAAGGTCAAACATCCAGTCTGGGCGCTCGCAGTTGTGCCATACAGCGTTCAAGTCAGGTTGCGCTTTGAACCACTTAGCACCTTCCGCACATTCAGGCATCCCACCTAAAAATCTAAAATCGCTCTTTTTCATCCGTGTTTTTGGAAGAGAATCATGGAGTCGTCGAACTTGCTTTCAGCCACCCAAGCTTGAAGTGTGTATCTGTCGTGCCCTGGAGAGGCGTGAACCTGATGGAATAGCCCCAGTGGGAACTCTTGCATGTACAGGTTTCCGACCTCGTAGGGTTGGTATCTGTACTCCGGAAGCGTCTCGAAGTAGTCCTGAAGTTTGCTGTGCTCGTCAAAGTTGCAGTTGTATGACGCCTCGACGAAGCTTCGCCACAAGACAAAGCCATCTTGTTCGTTCAAATCTTCAGTCCAATACCCAAGGCCGTCGTCACCCTTGCCACTCAGCTTCACGGGGATCGTGACGCTCTTGACCGTGTCGCGCTTGATGCACTCTTCAATGAGGAAGTCAAGTCCATCGCGATGCGGGAGAGACCGATTGCACTGAAACTTTTTGGCAAAGACGATAAACGTGGGGTGTACTAGGTTGGGCAGGATCTTGACAGGCTTGGAAAACAGCTCTCCCAAGCGCTGACAGACGGCATTCCAGGTTGGTTCCAAAGGCTGAAGCGCAGATGCTTGCTCGTACATCCTTCTGATGGGTTCACACGCAAACGGCAGCAATGTATAAACATCGAGGTACTTCCGCTTGTTGTCACGTGGGTCGGTGTAGCTGTGCCAAACGTCCCTGATCGAGTCAATTGTCGCGACAATTCCCTCGCACTCTTGTGGGGTAAAAAGTGGCTCGATCCTAACCATTTGCCTTAGAACGAATATCCATGTAGCGTTCCATGCACTCCGCTAGTGAATGCAACTCATTAAGACTAGCCACATTGTAGTTTCCGTGAAGCTTCGCCTCAGTTGAGGAACGTGCAATAGGGTCGCCTTTGACCAAAGAGTCAGGAACCAGCTGGACCGGTCCATCAATTATGAGTTTTGTGGCTCTGAAAATCTCTGTGCTCGGGTCAAGGCAGAGGTTCTCGTAGATGACGCTGTGCTCGTCACAGGTCTTGATAAAAGCAGTGTAGTTGGTCGCGAAATTTGTTAGCATATGCTGGTTGAGCCTACCCCACTTGTGTAACAAGACTTTTGTGGAGTTCCAGCACGCAACTGGGTCGCGCACAATGTTGAAGCGACGATAACCAGCCTGTTCGTAATTTTCAAAGAGTCTGACAGTGATCGGAAACATCTCCAAGTCAGAGTCTGAAATTCCACTAAACGGGAAAGGAGTTTGGTTTTTCAGCAAGTCAACAATGTCAAACGTTGCGTCAACGACGTTTCCATCATCGTCGACTTGGAGCGACCGAAATGTCTCTTTGAACCCGACATGACCATTCAAACTCGACACCAGCTGGTCAAGCGGCGTGTCAGTCCTATCTCTCACGATGACTGAGTGTCCAAGCGCGGTCACTGAGTTTTTAAACAGGAGCTCTAGGTGTGGCTCTGACAGACAGGTACACCCCTCGCACGAGTTGAAGATCGCTGCAAGAAGCGTCGTGCCTGAACGAGGCACGCCACAAATCATGAACTTGAACTTGTCGCTGCGTATGATCACGCGGCCTAGAACTAGTTCAACTTTTGGACGCCGAAGAAATGGTTGGCAGGGCCTACCAAGGCTTCAACGGATGCCATCTCCGCGGGCGTAGGGCGCTGCAAACCGGTGTAGTGGATCTTCCCATCGCGAACTTGCCAGCGAATCCCGTCTTGATGGCCAGGAGCCCACAGGTACGCTGTACCGTTTGAGATGTAGCCTTTTTTAGAAAGAGATTCGCTCATTGCCGGTGATGCTGATTTCAGTCGGAGACGCGACCGTGTTGCTGATGATCCAGCTGACGCCGTCCTGCGAGATCATCGGGGCGTTTGCACCTGCCGCTCCGTAGTTGTTGATAATGCAGTTCGTGTTCACTGTCGTCCAAGCCGTCACAGAACCGCCGAGGCTCGGTGTCGGGAGAAGGATACGGACCGCACCGTTGAAGTTTGCGAAGATGGTGCTGACCAGTGTAGAAATTCCACGCGACGGAGACGTCGTGTTGGAGGCGTCGCTGATCACGGAAAACTCTTCCATAACCAAGGCAAGAGTACCGCCAGCCACGCCACCATTGAAGAAGATTCCAGAGGAAGTTCCCGCGGCGTAGGACGACTGGAATTGAAGCTGTGCAGACACCGGGACCTTCTGGTACAGCGTGGGCACAACAGACGTAGGAGTCGGGCCAAATAGCTCAGTCCAATTCGTGCCAGACGAGGTTCCGGGAACTGCCCCTGGGAATGTCGTGGCGCTGGCGATGTAGGTGTTCGCGCGCGTGCCACTTGAAAGCGTACCAGATACAGTATAAACCGTGACGACATCGTTGGGATTGTACGACGAAATCGGGTTGTACGTGCCCTTGATGTTGATTCCTACATTTCCTTGCGCGCCCTTCAACGAGCCCACGTTTGTCCAGACGCCACCCGCCTTGTTGTACAAGAGGAACGTGGTGGAGTCGGTGTACGTCTCACCATTAACTCCGAAAGTGTTTGAGGGCACTCCCGTGCCATAGTAGAAATTGAGGCCGTTTGAGCCATTAGTGCCGGTGGAGCCGTTAGTACCATTGACACCATTTGAACCCGCGGCGCCAGTTGCACCTTGTGGCAGGAGAAGCTCCCACTCCAGTGTATCAACCGACGGAGGGGTGGTCTGGGTGACATTGGTCGTGGCCACGTAGACCGCGCCATTATACTTGACAACGGAGCCGACGACGTAGTTGTTGATGGAAGGGCTCCACGTACCACGCGGAATCAGTCCAGGCGAACCTGGGTTACCAGGAAGACCTTGAATGCCCTGTTCACCCTGCGGACCTTGAATGCCTTGCTTTCCTTGAGGTCCTGTTGTGCCAGGGCTGATAACTCCACCGGCATTGGCACCGATTGGACGAATGGTAAGCAGGACGGAGGCAGTGATGTCTCCTGTAACGGCGCCCACGTTCCCAAGCTGGATGATGAGTTCACCGGCGCTGAAAAACTGTGTGCCACCGGAAAACTCACTGAAGGTAGTGATTGGACTGGTTCCCGTGGTGGCACCAAACGTGTCGGCGCTATACAGGATCGAAAGCTGTCCCAGCTCAATGGGAGACGAGGCGACGATGGCGTTTAGCACTCGTGCCTCAAACCCGATCGGGATACGGAAATTGTGCACCGTCTCGGATGCCCCTGGGGGAAGGGTGGTCCGCATGATCGGCACGTCCACGTACTGTTCACGATTGTTGACCAGATCGACGACTTCATTGACCTTGTCGCGTACGGCCGCATCGCGGTACGCCAGCATTCGTGTGACGTTTGAGATGTTTACTGCTGCGAGCTCGTCTGTTGTCGAGAGGTGGCGAACGTCCCCTTCGTTATTGTTGATGCCAGCTGCATCAGGAATAGTGAGAGGTAGGATTTGGAATATGCCGGACATGTGATACTAGATACAGGTTGTGACTTGTGGACGACCCCGGCGATTTTTAATCCGATAATTTGGAGTCTGGCCATGGCAGTTCAAGCATAAAAGCTGAAGATTGGTCTCAAGGTTGTTTTTCTTGTTTCCGTCAACGTGGTGTAGCTCAATTACAAGATGTCCTCCCATCCACGACGAATTTCCACATTTTTCACATTGACGACCACGTTTCTCTTCAAGCTTTTTCCTAATGAACGACGAGCTTTGCTGTCTTAAATGATCTTTTACAAAATAGTATCCGAGCTGGTAACTCGGCATCCCACGGTTTGACTTCCAGTGCGGCGTATCAATGCTAAATTTCTTCAAGGTCTGTCGGGCTAAGCGATACAGCCGAGGATCCATTGACTGGTGCCCGAGTGATACCATCGCCATCCTAATGCTTAGGTTATTAGGATTTTTCAGCGCGTCAACAAGGTCTTGTTCTGAGTATTTTGAAAACTGGCGGCTAGCGGTCTCAAACCGACGGCTTGGATTAGCCATCCTTTTACATTTCCAGTGTGAAATATCAAGTTTGAACTTCTCAACGCACTCATACGCTCGAATGTAATGAGTGGACGTAACGAGTGGATGACCAAGTGATTGAAAAGTGGCCCGTGCGCTTTTCTGAGTCAAGATTGCATGGACAAGCTGCTTCTCGGTATACGTTTTACTTCCGAGTGAGGGAGAGACGTAAAACAGCTTGTGCTCGTCTGGTGCTTCTATGCGGTTGCTGGTATCAATTGGCATAGCATAAGTACTGTCCAAATTACCGCGAACCAGCGCAGTTGGTGCTTCTCGAGGAAGGAGCGATTCAATTTTAGCTTGTACTTCAAGCGTGCGCCGATGGTGTACTCGGTTGTGACCCTCTTGACCACGCTGAGCTTTTTGGTCTGCTCGTCACGCTCGCGCACAAACCCCATTTTCACTGTCCTCGGCGGGAGGATGTGTGGCTCAAGGACACCGAGCTTTCCCAGCTTGACACGGTGACCTTCGACGACGGCGTCTTGAAACACAGAGACCATCGTGTCGTAGCATGCGCCGGCGTCGACGTAGGTTAGGCCTGAGTTCATGAAACGGACGACAAAGTCGCGCCGGTTGATTGTAGGACGTGGGACACTCATGAAGAAAACGTAATTGACGTACTGACTAGCTGCTGATTAAGAAGTGATTTAAAGGTCGCGGCGACCGTAATCTGATTCCCGACCTGCGTCGCGTTGGCCGACACGAGCGAAACTCGGGGTTCCCAGGCGGCAACTGCGGTCTGGATTTCAGACTGGACCAGGGCAGCCAGAGCACGAGGATCATTCCCAAAAATCAGGGCGTGGAGGTTCGTACCGAAGCTTGGCTGCATCAATCTCTCGTTAAAAGACGTTGTAAGCAGGAGCTTAAGATCACTTTCAAGGAGGCCAAGATCTTGACCAGTATCGAAGTTCCACTGTTGGGCATTTGGACTTCCACTATCACGTGGAAGGATCGGACCAATAATGATTGGAGCAGGAAGCGCAGGCTTGGAAGCAGGACCGACCAGCGTAACAGGATACACGTCTTCCAGGACATCAGGAACTGGAGCGCGAAAGTTCGAGGCGGTGATGGTGACAAAGTAGATTCCTTGCGGATACGAATGTTGAATGTTAGAAACAGTTACGCCACCAGGAGTCGGTCCGGCGGTGTAGATTGGGGTCGCGTCACCCCAATCAATTTTCAACAACACGGCGCCTTCAGCCAACAGCAAGTCGTTGTCCACAGCCGTACACGATACGGATACAGCCCCTCGGCCGTTCGCAGGAACGGTGACAACTGTCGGAACTGTCGCGTTGATCGTGAGCATTACTGAATAAATTTGCGCTGACCTTCAGGAAGTGACGTGCCAGTCTGAGGCGAATTTTTTGTGGTCTCGGACTCCAGCTTTTTCTTGTCTGACTCGGTCAGAATCTTCGTGATGCTGTAACCAGGGACGACCACATCCTTTCCTTCCATGAGCGTCTTCTTGCCCTTGGTGGTGTCAAACTCCTCAGGGTCCTTCCCGAAGGACGACACGATGATGTCGCGTTCGCGCATCATTTCAACCGGTGAGCGCAGGATGATGTTCGGCGCCGAGTTGTCGTGCAGAATTTTGTGACGGTGCTCAGTAAGCGAGTCCATGCGGTGTGCCAGGCGCTTCATCGTCTCCTTGAGTTGCTTTCCGGTTTTGTCATTGAGTGCCTCGTCGATCTGACGAATAATGACGTGCGAGCGCGGTGCGCTAGTCTTGCTCTCAAGTTCGACCTGGGCCTGTTCCGGAGGAAGGGCTGTGAGGAACACGTTGACCACCTCGTCAGGCAAGTGCAGGAAGCGCTTGAAGATCAGGTCGAGCCATGCATCGCGCGGCAGGTTGTATTGTTCCATGACCGAGCCAAGACGCTCGAGGATGTCAGCCTGGATGCCGAGAAGCTCAAGCTTCATCTGGTCTTCGAGACCGCCGATCGGGCTCATCTTGGCCTGAATCTCCAGGTCCTTGACGTTGTGCCCCTTCAGCAGGCAGTGGAAGTAACCGAGCCACTCGTACCCTTGCACGATGGGGCGGCGAATCTGCTTGATCTTGCGCAGGAAGCGCATATCAGTCGCCAGCAGCGCCTTACCAGAGGCAGGCTGCTGCGCTTCCGCGGCACCGATCCACCACTTTGGCATGCCGATGATCGAGAAGAAGAGGTTGACGAGGAGCTCGATGTCGTAGACGTCAGGGACGTTTGCCGTACCCTGGATCTTGTCGATTGTGTGGTTTGTGTCCTTCGGCTTGGCGACGTAGAGGATGGTGTCAAGGCTGAGCGGGTTGTAGAAGCTCTCGAACGCAGTCGGATTTCCCTGACCGTCACCTTGACCGAAGCTGAGCTTGGCGCGCATCGCCTGCTTCCAGCGATTGACGGTCTTCAGCTGCTCGGTAGGAGGCTGTGAACCGACGTCGATGTCGATGCGGTAGCGATCGGGTTGCACCTGGGCACGGTGGACGACCATCTGATCGACCGCGAGCTTGAGCTTCTTGTAGATGCCCTGCGCCTCGTTGAAAATTGGTTCGCCGTGCTCACTCATGCGCTGGCGATAGATGCGACGGAAGTGGAGGAAGTCCCACGGGTAGTAGAGGTCCTCGATGTTTTTGTTGTCCGTCATTGCCACGCGCTGGATTGGCTCCTTGTCGTTGGCGAGCTTGAACACAGGGTCGCGATCTGGCTTGTTGCCCGCCCAGCGGAACCCGATACACTCACGGTTGCGCTTCAGCCAGTAGCGGCGCATTTCAAGCGGGTGGACGGCGGTCGTGCCGACAACACCGACACCGGGCTCGTAGTCGAGCTTCTCAAAGCAGTTTCCAAGAGCCGAAACGTAATAGACCTGACTGGGGAGCTTTTCCTCAGCTTTGATCGTTTTCAGCATCTCGTTGAGGTTGTCCTCGACGTCCTGGTTGTTGCACTCGTACCAGATTGAGCCAGGGCAGCTGTCGTCATACGAGCACGCCTCATCCACAACCTCTACAAGGGCTGCGGCAAGAAGGTCCCAGACGGCCATCTCTTCCCACAGCTTGTACATGGACTCCATGTCCGTGGGACGCTGCATGATTGTGTCAAAGCGCGACCAGGCGTTTGGGTCGGCAACCTGGCCTGTGTCGTTGAAGTCCTTGGTAAGCGCGGAATCCTGGCCAGGAAGTGGCTTAGGGCGGGGAATGAGTGACGACGTCGGAGCGCCGCTTCCAGTAAGACCCAGGTACCCTAGGATATTTGAAACAAAACTTGCATTTTCGGCCATGTAGTAAGTAGAACCCAGACTACAGGCGTGTGACTTTTCCAGTTGTCGGATCGACGGTCAGCAGAACTTCGATCTGGTAGGGTGACTTTCCCTCATGATCCACGATCATCACCGGAATCTCGCACTCGATCACTTTGTCGGCCTTGATGACCCGAAGTTTTCGGAAGTCGATGAGTTCGGCCTGGCTTTCGCAAAACTCGCGAATCATGCCCGACAGGAGCCCAGCTCGGCACTGGGTTTGAATCCAACCAAGGACGCCAGGTGGAGGTTCCACGTCCTCAACCCATAGTCCAGCAATTTTTTCACCAATTTCGCTCATAGACGCGACACCTCGCGGGAGTCGAGCCGGAAGAACGTCTGCGGAAGCTCAGACACCAGAGCGATAAAGTCATCCATCGTCATGCGACGGAGCTCACCTCGTACACGCAGGAGGACATTTGGGCCGTGTGACACTGCGCCCACATTTCGGATGTCGTCCTCCAGTAGCGCCGCTTTGATGTCCATGGGCTAGTCGATGTCGTCAAGCACGTCGGACAGGTCAATCTTGAACCCGATGAAGTGGTGGCGATTTTGCTCGTTGTCGTACTCGAGAACTTGGACCTTCCCAATCGCAATGAGCTTGATCACTTCTGGGATGATACGCTCAGGTAGAAGGTTGAACTCGAGCTCAACCGACTCCTCCTGGACGTTCACCTTGTTCAACTGAGCCATCAAGGCCGGGTAGTTGAAGATGCGCAGCAGAAGCTTGTCTGTGTAAGACTGGGCTTTAGGACACGCCTCGTTAGAGGACAGCAGGGATGAGGCAAAGTCTCCAGGTTTCACGCTCTAAGTACGGAGCAACGCGAGACGAGCAAGTCCGCGCTCAATGATGTACCGGAGCCAAGGAAGCGGGACGCTCGGACGCACAGGTAGCCACGACGGGTGCTCGATCTCTACCGAGACGATTTCCATGTCGTTGTGTTGAAGGCTGTAAAATTGCGTCGTCATCTGCTTTAAATGAACTTGGAATGAGGCTGGTAATTTCAAAACAAATCATCGCGCCTGTGGAGGCTTGATCATCAAGTTCTGTCTCGCATGACCCAAATTTCTGACCCATGGCGCATCTTCCCCGACGCGAAACCCTACACCACCGTTTCTGGCCTCGCGATCGACCGTGATGGAAACTTTCCGATCTTGTTCCGCGGGCCGAATGTCCGCAGCGCCCCCAACATCTGGTCACTTCCGAGCGGTCTTCACGAGGTTGGTTTGACGATCGAGCAGCAGTTTATCGCTGAGCTTGGTGAGGAGCTCAACATCATCGGCATCGAAGGTTCCTACCAGGAGCTGGGGGTGTATGAAAACATCCTCACCGAGGAAAATCCCAAGTCACACTGGGTCATCCACGTCGGTATCATCCGCGTCGAGTCCCTGGAAACACTCACCAACAAGGAGCCGGACAAGCACCCCGAGATGAAGACGGTCAACGTCGGCGACATTGAGCGCACACTCAACACCCACGGTTTCGCGCCCGTGCTCGATGCCTTCCTGCGCGATCACGCTGATCGCATACGTGCCATCACCAACTCGGTTGGACCTCTCGTCGGAATCTAAATGCGTCTCCTCGTCTACTCTGACCTTCAGGCAGACGAAGGGTCGTCAAAACTCTTCAGCGATCAGACTGTCCCACTCCAACGCTGGCGCGTCACGAAGTTCCTTAACTGGCTTCATGCCGTGTTTCTCGAAGAGGAGTGCGATGGTCTGATCGACTTGGGAGATACGATCGACTCACGCAATAGTGTGGCACATCCCACGATCATGGCGGTGATGAACGGACTCCATCCATTCTCCACAACTCGAAAGCATAACGTCAAGCTTATCGGAAACCACGACCAGTGGTCGAAGTCAGGTGAGTTCCACGTCGGACCCATGTTTGAGTCCGTATTCAGGGTGGTGCCTGCAATAGAGAGTATTGGCGCTGGCGTGTTCGCGTCTTTCATGACCGACGTTGCCCAGCAGTCCGAGATTTTGAAGAGCACCATCAAGGACAGCTCGATGCTCTTCGGACACTTTCAAGTCCTGGGCTCACGCATGAACTCAGGTTTGTCTACCTCTGGAGTCCCCAAGGAAGCCTTTGAGAAGTCCAAACTGACCTTGCTGGGCCACGTTCACAGCCACCAACAGGTGAGCGAGTCCGGGTGGTATCTTGGCTCTCCCTTTCAGCAGGATTTCGGGGAATCGAACGACAAGAAGTACGTCGCCATCGTGGACACACAGACCAACAAGCCCGCGTTTGTGGAGGTTCCTGGTTTCCCCGTCTACCGCTCGGTCTCGATTGACGAGTTTGAACGCC